ACTACACCTCATACGGCCCGACCACCGTTGACACCAATGCAGCCAACGAGATCTCGGCGTTCACCACGCTTCGAGACACCTACCTTGAGCCGTGGGGATTGGGAAGTCTGGCAAATCAGGCGTGGTCAATGATCTCCGACCCCGGCAACCACGCCGGCATCGGTGACCTGCTTGCATGGGTTCGTGGCACCAACGAATACAAGGCACGGTTCCCCGGTCTGGCCGAGCGTACGGCACTTGGCTACCCACCCATCTCCGAGGCGCAGTACCTCAACGAGCAGAACATCATTTCTGGTGCCATGCGCTACTACGGCATCCCGTCCAGCTTTGCCACCACGCAGGAGATTGGGACGCTCATCGCCCACAACGTGAGTTCCAGCGAGGTGACCGACCGACTCAAGAACGGTTACGAGCTGGCGATGAAAGCACCCAAGGAAGTGCGTCAACTCTTGCACGATTACTACGGTGTCAACACCGGCCAACTTGCCGCCTACTACCTCAACCCTGCCCACACCGTTGAGCAGTTGTCACGCCAGACTCAGGGCGCTCTCATCGGCAACGAGTCCATTGCATCTGGCTTTGGGCGCATTGACAAGGGCACGGCAACCCAGTTGGCAGCGCAGGAGATGACCTCCCCGACCTCGATGGACCTCAACTACTTCCGTCAGGGCTTTGCCAAACTCGCTCCCCTCAAGCCTCTTGAGACGGCGATGGTCGGTCAGCGTGGTCAGGCGACGGCGAGCCAGAAGGCGATCCTCGGTGAACAGTTCGTTGGCCTCAACCAGTCGCAGGGCACCACGGCAGCCAGCAACAAGGGCGCTGTCCAGTTGGCTGAGCAGGCCCGAGTCGCAGGTCTGGCCGGTGGTGGTGGGTTCGTCCAAGGTGCCAAGGGCGCTGTTGGTATCGGATCTGCTACCACCGAGGGCCAAGGTGGACGCAGCGCGTAGCACAATCTGATACACTTACCCTTAGTGGAGCTTTGGCCGGTCGGTGACCGTGAGCTAAGGCCGCTGCCCGGTAGGGGTCGGCATCCCTGCTGTGTAGATGCCAGCAATGCACACCAACCTTCCGTATTCGTACCTCCGATGGATACGCGTAACTGATGGAGAGACCAACATGAGTGAGTCCGACGAGTTCCTTTCTGATGAGGACAATGGCCTCGACCCCAACATCCGAGCAGAACTTCGGAAGTCACGGGAGCGAGCAAGGGAAGCAGAGACTGCCAAGGCAGAACTTGAAGCCCTCAAGCGTGATCTAGCGTTCACGAAGGCCGGAGTCCCCGAGACTGGCGTAGGCGCTCTTCTCCGCAAGGCGTACGATGGAGACACCGACCCCGACGCAATCCGCAAGGCTGCTGAGGAATACGGGATCACCGGAGCAAGCCACCAGGAGCAGAACGGCGAGCTGGATGAGGTCCGTGAGGAACTTGAGCGTCACCGGAACATCGCTGGTGCCACTGGTACGAACCAGTCGGGGCCGAGCAAGGAGCAGGAGCTTCTCGCAGCGATCCAAGGTGCTGCCAACAAGGACGAACTGATGGCGGTCATTGACAGTCTTGGCAACGATGCCGGACTGTTCTCTCCCGGTATGCGCTGATCCATCGGGCAATGTCCTAGGAGGACAACCCAATGGCTTACACCACGACCACGGCACTGCCTCTCGCGCAGGCTGCCTACGACCGGCTGGCGCGCTTCGCGCTCCGCCCTGAGCTTTACTTCGACAATGTTGCCGATGTGAAGCCGACCAACCAGTCCATGCCTGGTGCATCGGTCACGTTCCCGATCATCTCGGACCTTGCCGTTGCATCGTCCCCGCTGAACGAGTCCACCGATGTCACCCCGCAGGCGATGTCCGAGTCCAACGTCACGGTGACGCTTGCTGAGTTCGGTAACGCCGTTCTCACGACCGCCGCTCTGCGTGGTGAGTCGTACGTCGAGATCGACCCCATCGTCGCCAACGTCATCGGCTACAACGCTGGCGTGAGCATCGACGAGGTCGCTCGTGACACCCTCAAGGCTGGCACCAACGTCGCCTACTCCAACGGCAAGACCTCCCGTGTGAACATCGCTTCCACTGACGGCCTGCTGTCGGCTGACATCCGTGCGGCCAAGGCCCGTCTCCGCAGCCAGAACGTCCCGACCTTCGGTGGCTACTACACGGCCTACATCCACCCGAACGTCGCGTACGACTTCACCGCTGAGACCGGCGCAACCGGATGGCGCGTGCCTCACGACTACGCGCAGCCTGGTGAGATCTGGGGCGGCGAGCTGGGTGCCTTTGAGGGCTTCCGGTTCATCGAGACGCCTCGCTCGCCAGTGTTCCAGGGTTCGGGTTCGTCCACTGGAACCGTTGGTGCCAACGTGTTCGCCACCCTCTGCGTCGGGCGTCAGTCGCTCGCAAAGGCGTGGAGCATGGTCGATGGCAACACCGAGCAGCCGCACGTCGTTCCCGGTCCGATCACCGACTTCCTCCGTCGGTTCGTGCCGTGGGGCTGGTACTGGCTGGGTGGCTACTCCATCTACCGTCAGGCTGCCGTGCAGCGCATCGAGTCCGGCTCGAGCCTCGCCTACAGCGACCCGACGATCGACCAGTAGTAACTAGGGACGGGACGGAGTCATCGTGAGCTTCCAAGGCCAGTGTGCCCACTGTGGATCGTTTGATCTCATGGCTGGGCAGGACATGTACCAATGTCTCAAGTGTGGCTACCACACGACTGCCGAGGGAACCACGGTGGCTCCGCCCACCCCTAGTGAGATGCCGTCCTGGTTTGGGCGGCGCAACATCGACGGCGATCAGTACGACAGTCAGGAGTCCTAAATGGGCGTCTCATCCCCGACGGGGAATGGCGAGAAGCGTGGCATGGAGTGGGCCGGTCAGCCCGGTACTCCTGCGTACACTTCCCGCCCAGCGTTCGCCAAGGCGAACAGCGACAGTGCCAAGTTCACCGGCATCCGTGGTCACCAGAACGACCGTGCTGCCGATGGTTCCACCGACATGAAGGCGAGTCCGATCCGATGAGTGGCTACACCCGCACAGGAAGCACCCCCGTGATGTCCAAGGAGGACATGAGCGGGCACATGAACTACGACTACACCCACCCCAACGTGATTCAGACTTCGGCCAAGCCCGGTGGTCTGCGTGGCGTGGAGACGAACACGGCTCGTGACGTGAAGCTCCCGGTCGTCATCCAAGATGTCACTGGCGAGCCCCACGGGACCGTCACCGTTCCCGACCCCGGCGCTCCCATGCCGTTCAAGGTGCGTGAGGGCTGATGATGCGTAACGATCAGACCGACACCTGCCACGGCACTTGTGAAGCAGACTGCTCTGTCTGCAATGCCATCTACGAGCCGAACTTCAAGCCGGTTGATGTCCGTATGACGATGATGGGCGCACCAGACCCCAAGCTCGTTGGCACCGGAGATCCGGGTAGCAACACCTACCGATAGGAGCGTTCATGGCCCGTTTGCGATTTGACGCAGTACGAGGCGAGCTGAGTGCTTCGGTCGGGACAACCGACACGGTCATCACTTCTCCTGGCCTGTCACGTCTTGGTACTGTCTCGTCGCCAGATGTAGCACTGGTCTGCATCTACGCGACCGACAACAACGGGAACATCACCAACGCCGAGAACGTCTACGTCACGTCGCACGTCGCTGCATCTGCCGTAGCAACGGTCACTCGTGCTGGTGACGGCACCACAGCGCAAGCTTGGTCATCTGGCACCGCATGGACCCACGGGTTCGGCGTGGCTGACGTGGCTGACGTTGAGTCACTCACCACCGCCGAGACTGCCCGCGCCGAGGCCGCTGAGACATCTCTTGCAGGTTCCATCACTGGTGTCCAAACAAACCTGACAGCGGAAGTCACTCGGGCCACCACCGCTGAGGCTGCCCTCGCCCCCATCGACAACCCGACGTTCACCACCAAGATCACCACGCCCGCTGCGTCGGTTACGGGCTTCACTGGCGCTACCACCCCCACTCGCTACGTCGGAGGCGTGAGCGGCGCTGCACCGTCCACTGGGGTCTACCAGACCGGCGACTACGTCATTGACGTGACTGGTGAAGTTTGGATCTGTACATCTGGTGGAACTCCTGGCGCGTGGACAAACGTGTCGGGTTCCTCTCTCTGGTTCAACGTGCTCACCTACGGTGCCGTAGGCAATGGCACCACCGATGACACCGCTGCCATCCAGTCAGCAGCCAACGCAGCTTGTGCTGTAGGAGGGACGCTCTACTTCCCTGCCGGTTACACGTTCATCGTCTCTGGTGGCACCACTGGCTCCGCATCAAGCCACGTCGGGATGATCGGGTTCTCGGGCAAGGTCCACGTCATCATCGACACGGGCGCTACCGTCAGGGTCGCATCCACGAACGGCCTCTTCACGTCCATCTTCTACGGCTCGTCATCCTCAGCCGACTACAGCGGCACGGTGTTTGAGGGTGGCGGCACCATTGACACCAACTCGGCGGCGAACATCGCTGCTGGTCAAGTCCCCACCGCTGGCTCGGGTGCGCTTCCGTGCAAGTCCATCCAAGGCTTCGACCAAGGCTCCAACATCGTCATCAGGGATCTTCGGTTCACCAATGGCGACAACATCTGGTTCATCACGTTCTCATCCACGAGCAACGGCGCACTCAGCAACGTGGTGGTGGAGAACTGCCAGTTCGATCACATCGGCAACACCGTTTCTGCACAGAATCACGACCACTCGTCCATTTACATCGACGCCATCGGTGCCACGGTCCGTGACTGCACTTGGTGGCAAGGCGCTCCCGGTGCGTCATCGTTCGTCACCAACTACGGCGCACGCACCGCCATCGAGCTGCACGGCTCCAATCAGCATTGCTACAACAACACCACGCACGGGATGCAGTGGCTTGGCAACCTCGTCGCCTCCACGGTCGCCTACGAAGCGCCTGAGTATTCCTCGTCAGCGATCACCGCCGCTACCTACACTGGCACCACGGCTACCTACACCGTCGCCTCGCACAGCCTCGTCGTCGGTCAGCCCGTTGCCATCTTCGGCGTCACCGAGACTGGTTCCACGGGTTCGTACAACACGACCAACTACGTCACGGCCCAAACGTCCACGACGGTCACAGTCACAAACTCAACGACCAACACCTACGTCTCTGGTGGCACCATCGCAGCGATCCGCATGTGCAACGGTGCCAACTGGCACGACAACCAGGCGTACCACGCCAAGGTGGGCATCGACATCGTGCCCTACGCCGGAAGCACCACGGGCACGGGCGTCGGCCTTCGTGACATCAACATTCACGACAACGTGGTCACCATCGACTCGTCCATTTGGAATCTCAACACTGGTGCTGGCACCGACCTCGGCGGCATCCGTTACCTGAACTCGTCCACCCTCGCCAGATCGTGTGGTCCGGTTGAGAACGTCTCCATCCAGTCCAACAAGATCGAACTCGTCAAGGCCAACGTCAGCTCGCTCGCCTACACGGGTGACCCGCCCTCGTGGATCGTGGTCTCATCGAGCGGCACCGCTGTCATCGTGGACCGAGACTGGATCATTTCGCACAACACGATCATCGGGTCACTTGACTCTGGCATCTTCTTGAACAAGTACGCCCATGATGGCCTGACGATTGAATCGAACCTCATCCGAGACGTGGGC